GTTTTAGTTTAGATATTATTCTCTCAACTATTGGCTGGAGGAGCGGATGCAAACTATCCATTTTCTCTGCTTGCGTTGCCTTCCAAGAATTTCCCTCTGAACCGATAGAACCTGGAAAATAAACATCTTTCATTTCTGGTGGCATACCCATTAGTTTTTACTTCCTTTCTCTTCTATCTTCTTATCCAGAAGTTTCTTTAGAAATTTTAAATTTACATCCTTCTTTATTGGTCTTTTAAATCCACCTACCATATCTTTCCATACACTACCATTAGAACCTTTCCCACCCATTCTGAGAAATGGATTATATAATCCCCTGCTTGAAAGACGTGTGTCGTTAATCGTTAATTTTTCAAAGTTATCTTTATTAGGCATCGGCATCCGTTGGTTAATATTAATCTTCTTCAAGTTCATCTGCTATTTGCTTAAAATTTGTTCTGTTTGTTCTTATATTATTAAGATAAATTGCAGCTGCAAAAGTAACAGCAACTTTTGGATTTTCAACTAATAAAAAATATAAATCTTTATCAGTCATGTTGTTTAAATCAGTAGCTGATTTACCAACATAGTTTATAACATCGTCATTCCAAAATGTTGACCGCGGTGTTCTCCACTTATACTTGACTTTTTTATTTATTGATCCTGTTACTTCTTGTCTCCAACTAATAATATCTCTTGCAGATCTATATTCAACTTGCCACCAACTTGCTGCTGGAGATGCTTTCTTTTCAATGGATACATTAGCTTCATTCTCTTTAAGTTCTTTTTTATGAGAAGGTTCTTCTGGATCAATAAGATTATCCATTCTTGTTGGCTCGGCTTCTTTAAATTCTGGAAGTGGTCCATCGCCGCCCCCTTTTTTGAGTTGTTGCCGTATCCATCTTCCACCTTTAGATTCATGATATGCAGTAGCTCTTAATAAGTATGAAAAATCTGCTGGAGTGATCTTAGCGTTTTTAATTTCGTCACCAAACAGTTCGGCGTCCATAAAACCTTTGACATTTTCATCAATACTTTTTGCGTTTGGATAGTCCGTGTAATCATTTTGAGAATCTTTAATTACGAGACGTACATTGTCTCTAAACGTTTTCTTGTAGTCTGGCCTGTTTTGCGTTTGATACAATATTCCCCACCAATTTGAATATTTCATAACACCTGTTTCTGGAACTGGAGTTGAAAGATGTTTTTTTATAACTTCTTTGACTTCTTTTATATCTTCTTTTAAACCAGCTACTCCCTTTTCAATAGTTGATGGTAAGACTTTTATTTTTTCAATTATTTTTTGTGCTTCTTCTCTCAATAAATTTGAGAGAACAGCAACAGAAGACGCAACTGGACCAGTTGGTCCAACTGATGGAACAACAGAAATACCTTTTTGTACTGTTGTTATTACTTTAAGAACTTCCTGTCCAGTGCTTATAGCACTTTCTATGTCTTTGACTGTCTTCATCGTCTCTTCTGATGCTTCAATAAGTTCCAACATAGGTTCAAGTTCCGAAGTTATATCTTCACCCTGATCCAGTTTAGACTTAAGATCATATACTTGCTTTTTTAATAACCCTCCTACATCAGTCATCCCAGTAATTTTTTCTATAGTATCTTTTATTATTTTACCACCACCAGTCACTTGGTTCTGAGCCGTAATTGGATTTTCTGCCATCGCTCGAAGATCAGCGGCTGCTTTGGCATCAGCATCTAAAGCAGCAGTATCTACAGGCAGCTCACCACCAAAAGCTCCTGCGCCATCATCATCATCTTCAACTTCTTCAGGTTCGCTTATAGGATTTGGTGGAAAAGTAAAAGTTTCAGCATTTTCCCAGAATTCCTCTCCATCGACGCTATACATTATGTCCCAATAATACACAGAATCGGCTTCTAAATTTGTCAATCTTGGACCACCAAATGGCCATTGTTTGTCTATAAACTGCTGTGGTGTTAATTGGATACTAGAAACCCATTCATTAGCTTCGCTTGGCTCTATGCCTTTAGAAAGAGCAATTGTAAATGACTCAACATCAGTATCAACACTTTGATCAAATTCCCAATCCCAGGGTATTGTATTATATATATTATCAACATAAATACTGGTATCATAATCTCCTTTTGGTGATATTAAATCTGCCATATTAATTCTCTAGTTTTCATTTTTTTTATTGTGTAAAATTTCTTTCACTTAAGATTGTTGGTAACATTTTATCTCTTAGTTCTACTAATTGAGTAATGGTTTCTTCTGCTGCATTTTTTTCTAATGAATCAGGATCTGGAGGGGCTGCAACTATTCGTGCCAGTGAAATAATCTGACTAATCAAACTTTCTAATGTAGTTTGCAAAAGATTTCCTTTTACCATTTGCTGTCCAGCACTTTTACCCAAATAAATATATCCTGCTCCTATTATAATATCATGCTTTGCTGTAAGCCTTAGAAAATCACATTTACTAATTATATCATCTTCATCTTTCTGTCCAATATAAATAAAAGGAGACTCAATTGCAACAGCTTTATTCGTTGAAATATCAAGAGTATGACATTTAGATTTTGTTTCAATTTTAGTATCAGTCTTACTACCCAAATAAATATTTGAAGACTCAACAACTAATTCTCTATTAGACGAAATAGTTACTGCTCTACCTGCTCCAATGTGTAAATGTTTAAAGGCTGAAAAAAACATGCTATCCTTTTTTGCATTTAAAATAATTCTATCCGATGTTTGAAATATTTGATTTTTGTCATAACCATAAAGAATATCAGAATCAACCGATATATTATTATTAACAAGAGAAATTAATTTTTCTGAAGCTCTTCTTTCTTTAGCACCCTTCTGTGCTTCTGAATCAGCTAACACAAAAGAAGGAATTTTTTCTTCAATATATTTTTTCTCATATCCACCAGGAAATGTCTGGTCGAGAGTTCCCTTACTTAAAATACCTATTAGTGTTCCATCACCAAGACTTTCAGAAGGATTGTCAGAGTCTCTACTATTTGAAATTATAATATTTGGATTATTACTTCTACTTCCCACTCTAATACTGTTCCCATGTCTCCCTTCTAATAACATGTCACCATGAATATCATTATTTATTTCTGGTCCATTAGTATTTTTAACATCATCTAAATCATTGTTAAACTCTTTCTGCATTCTTTGAGAATTAGAAGAAACTTTAAAAAATTTACTTAATCCCAATCTCTCTCTTGTTGTTGGATTTCTTTTGTCAAACCAAGGAACTTTATATTTATCAAAATTAAAAAGCTTGTCTTTATTCCAATTTGGTTTATTTTCTGTATTTAAAGGACCAAAATAATAATTTATTTTACCAATGCTGCAAAGTAAAACTTGATCACCCTTAACGGGTACATCAACAAGTCCTCTTAATAATGGCTTATATCTACGAGAAGATTCTGGATGAATATCAACGTCGTTACTAATGTGAGGTTTTGCATTAATACTATTTATATCTTTGGAAGTGAATTTTTCGCCGGGCAGTTCAGATTTTTCACTTGTTATTACACGAGTAACAAGTCCAGGCACCCATTGAATATAAATTAATTGAGGTTCAGCATTTTGAAATGGTCCAGATCTACTATGTTCACTCGGATCTATTTCTGCATAAGTTGAACTCATTATTCAAATCTCCAAAATTTTATTATTTTTTTCTTTAATAATATTTATTTCATCACTCTTTTTTTGCACTTCATTAGCTGTTTCTTGCAATACTTGAAGCAACTCTTCTTTTTCATGCTCAGAGAGTGTTAATAAATCGTCATCTCTACCATCAGCTGATTTAACAATTATTCTTTGTAATACGCTTGCTAGTTTAATAAGATGTTCGTCATTTTTAACAGATACATCCATCAGCTCTTTAATTATTGGTGCAACAATTACAGCCTCGTCAATGTTACTAATAAAATTATGAATCTCTTTTATAAGCACTTCAATTTGATTCTTTTTATTTTTAGCATTACGATATATGTCTTTTGTTAAATCTTTAAATGTTTTTCCATCAAAGATATCATAATCTTGTTCTGTCATAATTTTTCTTCATTTTTTTTATTATTTTTATAAACCGAAATGGTTGGTTCCTCAACGCAATCTACTCATCTATAAATATCAAACTTATAAAATTGCTATAAAAAATAAAAGCACTGCTTTGCAGTGCTTTCAATAAATAAACTATTTTAATATTTATAACTATTATTTTACATTCAAACTACCATTTTTATCATATTCTTTAACTAAACGCTTATATCGTTTTTTCATCTCATTGATTACTTTTGTTATCCTTATTGTTTTGAGGCCTGTCATTTCACGTAAAAGAAGATATAAATTCTTTTTATTAAAATTTTCAATTTTTTCTCTTTCACTCAATAACTCAACAATTGCATAGGCCACTAATATATCATCTTTTTTCTTAAAAATCTTTTCAATGTTTTTGTGAAAATATAATATAATTTCACTCATAAGACCACTAAGTCTTTCATCGTTTTCACTTTCATAATATTTTTTTATTGATATTTTAAAATTATCTGAAACATCAAAATTATTATGTGTTTTAAACCTTTTATAATTTTTATTATTGTGCAGAATTAAATAATTCTTTGCCACAACTGAAAAATAACTAAATGCTTTGAATCCTTTAGTTTGATCATATTTGTGCATATTCAAAACTAAAAAAGAAATTACTTCTTGTTTAAAATCATCAAATGTTGTTTCAAAATAATAAAATCTAAATGTATTAATTATACTTTCAACTAACTTATCAAATGGATAAGCAATTTTTTCACTATATATTTTATTTCTTATTATTGGATCTGATTCATTATTATATGCTACAATTGCATCTTCAGCTTCTTTATCAAAATACATTCTTTTATTTTTCATCAGTCTTCTGTTCCTCCACAAACATTTCATTTAACATTGTTTGAATATCTTTTAATTGCTCAAAAAAGAATCCAGTTTCATCATCAGATTCATAATGACCAGAAGCATCTACCATCTTCATTTTATCTGATGCATAACTAACAATTTCATAAAATCTATTTATAAAACTTTCATATGTATTTATTCGTCGCAAAGCAACAAGCAGAAGATAGCCTTCAAATATTAAAATTGCAAGAAAAATAAAATAAGATATAATTATAAAAAGTGTCATAGTTATTCCTCCGAAAATAATTCATCAAATTTCTTTTTTAAATTTTTAATATCTTGTTTTTTGTTATTGTCACTGTTATTAAAAACCTTTTTTATTTTTTTATTCATTGCTTCATTTTCTTTTTTATCATTATAAATCTCTGCTTCACGTTCGATTCTTGAAGCCATCAAATCTGCTTGATGAACAATATATGGTAAGTTAACTTTAAGCTGTTTTTCTGGTACAAAAGATTTGAAATAATGTATGTTTGATTCGTCAAAAGGACCATCAGCCAATTTTATTCCCAAAAACTCATTTATTGATATTTTAATTTCAAAATAATTTAATAACCAAAAGCTTCTATCAGGCACTGTCATATATTGAATCTCTGGATTCATATTATAAAGTTTGCCTTGATTCTTTCTATGCCATTCAGAGGGATTTGGTATATAATGCTCTCTTTCATGATCTCCAACTTTTCCAAGATCATGATGCATAGCAGCAAAAATTAATTCTTCTTCTGTATAATTGTCAGTACTTGCTCCGCTCTGTTTCCATAATCTATGTAGTTCTTGAGAAAAATTTATGACGTTCAAAACGTGAGCAACATAACCACCTGGAAAACAATTGTGAAAATAATTTCTACTAGATGCAGGTGCAACAATCATTCTAGATTCTAAATCGCGATACATTTTTAAGATCTTTTGTCTACGATCTTCTTCAGTAAATGTATTTTTTATTATTTGAATTAATTTTTCCCAATTATCTTGTATCTTTTCAGAATGCAGACTCATATATCCTCCAATTGAAAATTGTTATTTTTATATAGAACCTTGTTTTCTATATTGTTTATTGGTTTCTTTTACTTTGCTTTTCCAACAGCATCGCGAACTCCGTACAAACCAAATGCTGCAAGTAGTGTCCAAACAACTTCTGGAACTGCTTCAATAAGCCCTACTGCTTGCAATACACCAACAGCGCCAGCGACAATTGATGTCCACACTGTCTTTGATTTCCACCAAGCTTTTTCTTTCAATATTGTCATATTGTATTCTCCATTTAAATTAAAACTCATCATAAGATATTTCATAGTCTTCTTCAAAAGTCTCAATAGCAATTAGTGCTTCTTCAACTAAATTAAAGTTCTTTTCTTCAATTGCCATTTCCAATAAATCCACAATTGAATATATTTTGTCTTTTGAAACGTGTATGTTATCGATCATGATTCTCCAAAGTTATCAACGGTTATTAAACCATTATATTTTTTAAGTTCTTTTTCCATCTCTTTGAGCTGCTCAATTGTTTCATATAACTGATCTGCTGCCATTCCAAATTCAGCATCTGAATCTGAAATATTGTTATTTAGAAATTTTACAATCTCTTCCATTTTACTCATTAATCTTAATAAAGTTTTTCTATTATCAACAACTAATGATTCTAAATAACTTATTCTTTCTTCTAATATTTTGACAGTTCTTTTTCGCATCGCACCATTTATAAATAGTTAAAATATATAAAAAAATACTTTTTGTTAAGATAGCCTTTTCTTTAATAATTTTTTCTTTCTTTTTCTATCAACTTTTCTTGCCCGTTTTCTCTCGTTATTAAGTACAATTAAATCCTTATTGATAAATTCTTTCTTTTTGATACTTTTCTTTTTTTTAATCTTTGTTGGTTCTAAAGTTCCTTTTAACTCTGGAACTTCTTTGCCTTTATGAAAAACTCTCCCCTCTTTATCAACATACTCTTTCATTAAGTGCCAACCTCTTGGCCCTTTAGATATTCTTTTATTAACAACTCTTTTAGATTCTTTAGATTCTATAGAAGTTATTAAAAACAGAACGCATCTACTACAAGTAACACTTTCTGCTTCATTAGATACACCCTGTACATAAGACCCACATATTTCACATTGCATATAATGCATTCCATCTTCTACAAATGAAATTCTGTCTTTATTTTTTTTAGCCATCTTTGATATCCTCAAATTCTGCTTCAATCATTTTTTTACAAAGATATATTTCTTTGCCTCTCCGCAAAACGGTATCAGCTCCATACTTTTTTTTCAATTCTTCAAAACCAATTTTAGTGTCTGCTAATACCGCTCCACAGATAACATACTTTATATTATCAATTTCAACAAATTTCAATTATGAAATTTTGATTGTATGTTTTTTCGGCTTTTCTGGTTCAAGTTTAGGAATGCTGATTGAAAGAATTCCATCTTTAAAGCTTGCTTTGATATTGTTTCCATCAAGCAATTCACCCAATTCAAACGAGCGCTTAAAGGATGAGTGTTTTAATTCTCTTCTAAGAACTTTAGCACTTTCATCTTCAAAAGTACTATGCTTATCACCAGCAACAGTTAAAACTCCCTCTTCGACATCAACTGTAAGTTGTTTCTTGTCTAAACCAGGGATCTCGGCAACAATACCAATTTTGTCATCGTATTCATATACGTTTACTTTTGGATATGCTGAACCTTGATATGGTTTGACGCCAATTGCTTTAACCATTTCTGGAAATTGTTTTTCAACCATCTGGTCAAAAACACGGTCAAAGGGGGTTAAGAATTCATCCCTGTCAAAAAATGGGATGCTTGTATGAAGAGTAACATGTTCGTGTGTCATTTTATTTCTCCTATTTGGTTTACTATTTAGTCAAACTCTATTTATCAATTTCTTTTAAGAACATCGATAAATACTTATTTTGAATCTGTTCTCTTCTGAGCAACAAATTCCTTTCGATAATAAATATAAGTTTTCATTTAAAAAATATATATTTTTTTTGTTCATTTTATTATTAAATGTGGTTGTGCTTCAATTGTTCCAGCAGGAGTAATTTTCACAAACTTAGCCAATGTTTGAAATTCAATTAAATCTTTTGCCCCAACATAAGACATAGAACTCTTAAGCCCATCAATAATATCTACAATAATTCTTTTAATTTTCCCTTTATATAATATAAGCTGTGATTCGCCCTCAACATTTTTATTTTCATCTCTCTCTAGTTTAGATTCAAGAGACGCTGAACCTCTATATTTTTTATATAGCTGCTCATTAGGCCATTGTCCTACTTTTGAAATCTCTCCAGGAGTTTCTTTTGTACCTGATAAAAGGGAACCAAGCATAACCGCATCAGCGCCACAACCAAGTCCTTTGCAGACATCACCAATGTTACGAATGCCACCATCAGCAATGACAGGGACACTATAAATATCAGAAACGGAAATAGCATCCAAAAGAGCAGTAACCGAGGGAACCCCAACGCCCGTTCTAATTCTTGTTGTACATAACGATCCATTTCCTGCTCCAACTCTAAGGCAATCCGCTCCCCACTCACATAAATCCCTTGCTGCTTCTTCTGTTGCAATTGATCCCACGATAATCTCAAAGCTTCCTTTAATTTCATTTTTTAATCTCCTTAATGCTTCTTTCACTAGAATGTGATGACCATGAGCTACATCAATTAATAATATATCACATCCAGCTTTTACTAATTCTTGTGCTCGCTCGATAAATGAATTAGTTATACCAATAGCTGCACCAGCAATTAAATCCTGCTGTTTAATTTGTTTAATAGTTGTAGCTTGTCTTTCTATAGACATAAATCTATGAACGATACCTAATCCACCTAATTTACCAAGAGCTACTGCCATTTGTAATTCTGTTATTGTATCCATTGGCGATGATACAATTGGAATGTCTAGTTTTACATTTGCTGTTATTTTTGTTTTTACATCACAATCAGCTCTATGTAAAATTTCACTGAAACTAGGCTTTATTTGTATATCATCAAAAGTTATTGCTTGTTTCATTTTTTATGGTATTGGTTGTTCTGATTCATTTGAAATAATTGCACCACTTAAAACTAAATGATCATGAAATATTTCAATAACACCATATATCATTTCTTTCATTATTCTTTGACCCTTTTTTACTTTTTTAGCTTTCTCCATTTCTTTAGATTTCATTGACATAAAATCAAATATTTCTCTTTTTACTTGCTCCATTGGTACTGTACTTTGCATTGCCATTTTTTATTTCTCCATTTATAATTTTAAATTACAGCTCATCGCCATAAATTTCAAGAAAATCTTCAACTTGATTTTTCTTTTTTTCAATATAAATAAAGCCAGAAAACTCATCATATATAAATTCATTTGATTTATATTTTTTATTAAACCATTTTAAAGCTTCATTTAAATTAGAAAATACTTTTTTTGTTTCATTACATAAAATCCAAGCATCATTTTCGTATGTTCTTAAAACTATAATTCTCATTTACTCTCCTTTAATTGTAATAATCTAGCTGCTAAATAAACGCATGCATCTAAAAGCTCTTCAAGAGTTTCTGTTTCCCAATCTCTACCATCGTGTATATTTAATTCTGCTTCATATTTTTCTGCTCCAACCTTTAATCTTGAATCAATTAGCTCTACAATTTTCTCATTCATTTATACCCCCTTATGTCTCTTCTTTCCACCTTGTCCTCTATATTTTTTTATATAGTGTTTTTTTGAACCTTTCTGTCCACATTTTGTTCCTTTACCAGCGCCTTGTCTAGTTTTCTTTCTACGTTTAGGGCGTCTAGCCCACGGATTCTCGCTGCGAAAAAAACTTTTCACCATTTCTTATTATACTCTTCTTAAGTCCTCTTTAAAGCGCAGTCTAAATGAAGTTTTAAATTAACAAGATATTCATAATCATAATCATATGTAGACTTTCCACAAACTCCACAAATACAATATTCTTTATTTTCTTTTTCTATATCTTCTTTTTCTTTATCACTATATTCTTTATTCATTTCTTTATAACTCTTTTATCATAACCCATCAATCTTAAATCTGATTCTTCTCTGTTAAAATTAATGGTTTATTATTTGTAATCATAATTGTATGTTCGTGCTGAGCAACGAATCCCCCTCTGTCGCCAACTAAAGTCCAACCATCATTTAATTGTATAACATTATCAGATTTATTTGATATAAAGATTTCTATAGCCACAATAGAATTTTTCTTAAATTTTTCTTTGTCAAGTGGATTTCTATAATTTAATATATTTCTTGGCTCTTCATGAAGACTTCTACCAACACCATGACCTGCTAAATTCTTAATTACTTTGAATCCCTTTTTTTCAGCTTCTTTCTCTATTATGAATCCTATATCAGAAATCTTTATACCACCCTTTATATTATTAATAGCTTTTAAAAGAATATCTTTTGAAGCATTAACAAGTGGTAGATAATTATTTATATCTCTTCCCAAAACAAAGGACTTACCATTGTCAGACCAAAACTCATTAAGCTCAGCTGAAACATCGATGTTAACTAAGTCTCCCTCTTTAAGAATTTTAGTAGTTTTTGGAATACCATGAGCTACTTCACTATTAACACTAATACATGTACAACCTGGAAAACCATAAGCTTTAAACGGAGCAGAATTAGCACCATAACTTTTTAAAATTTCAGCACCATAATTGTCTAGATCTTTAGTACTCATTCCAATAGCGGTGTAGTCATGCATCTTCTTTAAAGTAATTCCTACTACCTCACTAACGGCTTTCATACCTTCTAATTCATATTTTTCTGTTATTGACATTTTAATTATTTAGTGGGCGGGTGAGGTTTGATCCTCACGACCCATTGTCTCCCGCCCTAGCGCTACCTTCCTTTATTTAGAAAGTATAACTTACTCGTACCAACACATCACCATCTGCTGACAACTCTGTTCTAACATAAGAATTGCCGTAATGATAACCAACTCCATAAAG